CACTGCCCCATCCTGCCATAAATCACCTATTAGGTGGTAGACAAGCGCAATAAAGCTGTACTTGTTGTGTTGGAAGGCATTGTCAGTGTAAACGTACCTGCGGTGATGGTCTGAGCACCAAACGTATGTACGCTCACAGCTTTGTTAGACTGCGTTGAGTTGTACAACAAAACAGTGTCAAAAGCTGTAGAAATGGTAACTGTGGAATACACAATTGAGGCTGATGGAGTCCAATATCCCACACCAGCAGTTGCTGAACTGTTGGTAGAAGTTGGGTTGGTTGCATTGGTTACAGACACACCACCTGCGGTGTAGTTTGTTCCACTTACCTCGCCAGTTGATGTATAAGCCGTAGTGGCTGCGTTGATCGTTGCAGTTGTGTAGTACAAAGCTGCTTTAAACGTATCAGCGGTGTTGGCTGTGTGTGCAGGATTAGATGAGCTAAAGTTGTGAGTTGCGCTTAACAACTCGCCCAAGAAAGAAGTGCACATTGATTGGGTATTTGCCATGATGTTTCCTTTAGCCCATTGAGGCTGCTATTAAATCCATGAAGGGAGAGGTTTTAAGGGTAACGTGAGCAGATCTGTGGACAAGTTCATCATCCAACCAATATTCAACCCATGTTGTTAACTCGATGTCGTTATCGATGGTGCCTTCTTTTTTTACGAGAAGAGAATCGTCCATGTCACCTTTAGTAGTAGTAACAATCAATTTGAACTCCTGATTAATGCTGTAGTTGGGGTATTTGCAGGCATTGTAATTGTAAAGTTCGCCATTGTCTTGCTTGATCCGAAATCAATGACGCAGATTGATCTGTTGGACTTACTACTGTTGTATAACAAAGCGCACCGGGCGGTGAGAAGAGAATTAGGCCAGACAACATTATTAAAATTAACATAGGCCGTGTAGTTCCCATCATTTGAGACCGTTGCCCCCGTCACCTGAATACCACCTGCCGTGTAACCGGTTCCGGTGATTTCATTGGTTGGCGTGTAAACAGTGGTTGTGTTGTTGATGTTGGCGTTTCCGGTATACAAAGACATATACAGGGTATCCACCAAAAGGTTGTGGATGCCTTCGTACAGCTCCGTTTTGAAGCTTGTGGTTTGTGTTTGAATAATACTCATACGACAGGCACCCTAACTTGACCATCTCTGTATGCATCCATACGGAGTTTGCCATCACCCAAGTTCTTGAGAAGAGCCATTGCTGCTGCGTATCTCTCTTGATACAACTTGAGCATAACGCCTTGTTCATCACCACCTTTGACATAGGTAATGGCTTCCATCAATGTAGCATTGAGCAGGGCTGAGTCAAAGTTATCCCCAAGCCATGTTTCGCCATATTGATTATTGATGCCAGTAACCTGACAAGTAAAGGAATTCCCGCTATCAAACGTGGCGGTGAGGGAATCCCCAACCACGTAATAACATCCGCCATCAACCAGCGTGACTGAGTTTACAACCCCACCTGCCACAACAATATTGGCTGAAGCACTATTACCAGTGCCGCCAGTAAGAGGAACATTGTAGTAAGTACCATTTGTATATCCTCCGCCCGGATTGGTGATGGAAACTGAAGCAATCGCAGCTTGAATGATTGAAACAGGGTAATAGTAATAATGGAGTTCTGTGGTGTAAGCTTGATCTGGCGTTGGGCCAAGAATCAAGGTTAACAAATTGGTATTAGAGGAAGAAGGCCCAAAGATCGCATAATGAGCCGGTTCGGCATAGTAACCTGAAGAAGGATATGCCTCTCTAATAAAGTTCACATCTTTGTTTAAAAGATACGTGTATTGCCCATTACTGATCACGGCATATGAATATACCGATAGAAAATCACTGGGCAATGTAATGTATTGGCTTTGGGCAACAACAGGCCCTGTCACATTCTTACGCAAAGAGGGCAACTGCACCGTGTTATAGATGCGTTGCTCCGCCTGCTGAATCATGCGATTCAGATCTACAGTGGGAAAGTTATTCTCAATGTAGTCGTTTACGGCTGTGACAAGGTCGCTGTAATACATTATGCTAAAGGCCCTCTAGCTATAGTGCCACGCTCTGCTGCGCCATTGCCACGGGTTTTAATGCCGGTTGATTTGATCTCATCATTGTTGCCAATGGATACGCCACCGTTCAAGGGTGTCCAGTTATGGCGAGTAGGCATCTTGACTGCCATGCCAATATCGGGATGATCGGGATTCTCTTCAATCGCACCAGCATTGAACTTTTTATCGTTCATGTGATGGGGAGGAGCGTACTCCTCGGCAGATCCATTGAATTTGCCGGAAGCCTTGTGGATAGCTGGGCTATCTTTTTTGGTTGCAGGTATTTGTTTAGCCATTATCCACCCCTTGAAGAGCCACGTTGGTTCATGGCTCTAGCCACGTTTCTACCATAAGCTTTCATGGAATCGCCAGAAACACCAGCAAGCCCACCTTTTTTCAACTTGCTGAGATTCGTCTTTTTGTTCTCATGCAATTGTTTGTCATGCATACTGAAAGCCTTTTTGATCAGCTTCTTGTCTTCTGCGATGTCATCATGTTTAGCCATTTTTAACTCCCTGTAATTGTTACTGTACCAACCGCCGTTATTGCCACCAAATAGTTAGGAGTTAACCCAACATCGTTTGCTGATGCTCCGCCAACAGGGTTCCATCCCCACTGCGTATCTCTTGATCCACCCGATTGGACACCCTGTCCTTGTTGAGTGTAATCATTAGGATTGACAGAATCAACCAGCAATCCATTCTGACCTGATGTGTAATACGACAAATCTGGCCTTGGCTGTCTAACTGCTTGAGGATCATCCACAGGATACATACCCAGTTGCAGTTGAGGCTGATCAGGATCCCAGCATTCAGGACAAACCTTCAGTTGGTAAAGTTTAGTCTTAATGACCTCAAACTTCAACTCTTTTAGCTTGTACCTCTGCCCACATCTGTCGCATTCGGCAATCGAATACTTACCAGATGAAAACCGATTGCCCATTACACAGAACCTCCGCCGATGAACATCTGACGAGGTACAAACCGCACAGCAGCTTTCTCTCGATCTTCACCAGCAGCTAAATCAAATTGTTCGTCATATTGCTTTTTCAGCATGTCAAGACGAGGCATTAATTCTGGTACTTTTGTAGCAATATTGTAGGCTAAACCTGCCACCAATACAGGTAAGAATCTGAAATTCATATCTGCGGTGTTAATTCCTGTTCCTGAATCTTGGACTCTTCTGAGTCTCCAGTAGGCAAAGGTATAGGTTGTGCTTCCATCGGGCGTAGGCCAAACCGTGATGGCTGGAAGACGCTGTAAATTAACTGCCGCACCCACGTTATGAGTTGCCGCAACTGTATTGTTCTGTGCTCTAAAACAATTACCAAGGGTATTCCCTGATAGATAGTTGTAGTAGATGGTTTCGTTATCGATCAAAACATAACCCGTAGCAGGCAGATTGACTGTGCTTGTTAGGGTAATGGTTGTATCTGTCACGCCTATCGCAGAAGCCACTGTAATAGCCGTGTTGGTGTTGTCGTATACAGGCCCAGTTTCGCCTGAATTTCTTTGAATCAAGACTTGGATTGGCCTAGCTTGAGTCAGCTTATTGGGGATGGTGGCATACGTACTGACACTAATGCGAGTGATGGTGAGGTCAGACTGATTGCTAGTCTGGTTAGCATTTGTACGTATAACATGATCCAAAAGATCAATGGTATCCGTAGGCAGAGGATATGTGTTTAAACCCTGTACGAAAGTAATCGTACCGGAGTCTATTGTCCACATATCTATGCCACGGTTTTGCCATTCTATGGTGAGTAGGTTCATTGACCTGCGGGCAGTCCGCAAGTCATATCCGCTACGCATTTCACGGCCAGCACGTTCCCACGCCTCCTCGGCGATCTCCGTGAAGTTCATGTCAAAGAGGGTGGTGCCGGACGTTGCCATATTATTTCTCTGTTACTTGTGTATCAGCCACAGGATCAGCAGGAGCAGGATCAGATTCAGAAGTAGTTCCATCTGTTACCTCTTGTGCTTCAACAACAGGATCAGCAGGAGTATCAGCGACAACAGGTGCAGTATCCTCAGCGGGTGCATTATCGTCAACATGATTTTCCAATGTTTGTATGATTGCCTTTAAACGATCATCATGATCGCCGTATGCGCTGTTATGCGATGCGGCCAATCTTTTCAATTCGCTGAGTAAATACTCGGCTTGTTCCTCAAGGTGTGACAGTAAGCTCATTTTAATGCCCTTAGATTATCGATCAAATTTGGATAAGGTCTACCTGCTTTCTTAGCCATTGACTTAGCTTTTGCCTTTTTGGCTGGGCTAAGTTTCTTGTGCTTTTTGGCAGGATTGGGGGTGTCCCAGACTTTACCCCCGTCCTTATACAGCGACACATCGTTTGGATGATCCTTACGATGTATCACCTTTTTACCCGGCATTTTTGACGGGTTGATGTCACCCATGCCACGGCTGGGCCTCATTAGCGCATCCTACCCTTCGTGTGACCACGCATGGCAATACCATCAGCACGACTTGAGGCAGAGGACTTAACATGACCACCTTTAGCATACTTCTTGGTTACACCGCCCTTTTTGAACTGTGAACCCAAAGATGCTCTCATGTTTTTACCCAAGAA